CCGTATTGGCTGCTGAGCCAACGCGGCCATGACTCCGTCCGCGTTCATCGCTTCGATTCGGAAATCGATTATTCGCTGCAGATGAACACCAAAGGCCAAAGCAACCGGCGCACCAAAGAGGAAGCCGAAGAGAGAATGGCGCGAGATCACGCTATCGCTCCGACTGCGATTTCACCGTTGCCCGGCCTCGCGCCGCGCAACTCTGCGCCAGCGTTCAGTTCGCTGCGCTGGTATTCGCCGCAAGGGAGCTCTGGATTGACGGGCGGGTAGCTTGATTGAACGGTGAACGCGGGCCGTCCTTGCGGGCCGGGCGTGACAAGGCCGAAAGCCATGGGCGGGTAGCGTCGGCAGAAGATGCCTTTGCCGATAAGCACCATGAATTCGCATGAACGGCATGACTTGCCGCCTATGATCGCCGTCATGGCCCGTTGTCTCCGCGCTGCCTCGCCCATGGTCTATGCGTTGCCTGTGTTCACCATGTCGAGATCTGTCCTATATTCGACGCCGCATCGACAATTCGGATGCTGAGGCGGGTCCTCGATCGGTCCGTCGTCGCTATCGAAGCTGTCATCGAGTCCGACGCCGTCCTGATTGGCGTCCGGGATACCCTCGCAGATCGGGCAGACTGCCTCGTCCATCGACGTCAGCCAAAACCGCATCGTCGCGCCTTGCTGAAACACACCGCGATCAGTTGCCTGCTGATAGGCGTCATGCAGCCCAAGGTTTGCTGCCCGAACCGATTCCGTCTGCGCGATCATTTGCGCACGGTAGTCCAGCGCACGATCAACGTAAGCGTCCACCATGTCGTCGATGGCCTCGCCGCTCAGGGCCAGACCGCTATCCAGCGCGTCCTGGAATGCATTGTCGAAAGTGTCATCGCGAAGCGCCCTGCCCAAGGCATCGGGATCGTTCGCTTCGAGCATGGCCCGGTAGTTTTGGACAGCCTGCGCCTGGCGGTCACTTAGTCCGACGCTGTCGCGGATCTCGATCGCGATCTCATCTGGTGTCTCACCCGCGCGAACACCGGCAAGAATGGCGGCAAAGACGTTGTCGCGCTCCCCATCAGTCAGTGACGAGATCAAGGCATCCTGGTAATCGCGAAGAGTGCTGGCGACGTCGTCCGTGTAAAGATCGAACGCAAACTCATCGAGGGGCTGATCGGAAGACGCTGTGTCCTTGCGGAGCCGACCACGATCGCGAGCGCTCCTAGCGACGGCGCTGATTTCCTTCGCACCTCGTTCCGCGCTTTCCTTATGCAGGGAGGCGATCGCTGCGAAGCCATGTCGCAGTTCAGCTTGCAGGGCTGGCACCGCGATGGCGTCGGCCGCACGATGATAATCCCGGCGCCTGATCGCGTCGGCGATGTCGCGCACCGGCACACGCTTCCTGAACTGCTTAAATGCGGCGCCGATCGCGGCCGCAATCTTCGGTCCCCCGCGTTCCGCAATGAGCTTCGTCGGATTGTCGCGCGGCAGGTATTGGTGCGCCCTGAGCGCCTTTCGCAGCCTTAGCGCGCCGCAGCATGGCGGCGATCTCACTGCCGTTTCAACCGCACTGCGCGCCGCCCCAGAGACAGCCTGATGGCCTGTTCGAGAGTGGCGCGCTTCTGTGTCTGTGTCGCGACGTCGCCGCCAGCGGCCTGCGTCATTGCGGCCGCATAACCGGCGTCTTCAGCAACGTCCGGCATGCCCGCGGCGTCGCGCACGTACGCCTCGAGGTCCGGATCAGGAAAGAGCGGCATGCCGGCTTGAGACAGCCGCAGAATGAAATTCGACAGAGCGTCCAGATCAAGCCGCTGCGCCATGTCCGGCACATATTGGGGCATGAGCTTCGGATCGAAGCCGTTCAAGTGCCACACACGCGGCAACAGATAGCGGTTCAGCACGGAGGCATCCGAGTCCATGTAGGCTTCGATGGCCTGCATGAAAATATCGACCTTGGTCTCCGCCAGGTTTTGGGCGCCTCGGGTCTCGTGCCCCATCGTGAGAAAGTCGGCAAGCACCGAGGTAATGATGTCGAGCTTGTAGCGGATGATCGGCGTGTTGGCGTCGAGGTTCGCGCGGCCCGACTGCGGCGTCTCCAGCTTGAAGTCGTACATCGGCACATTTGATGGCATGCCGTTGGGGCCTGGCCATGTATCAGATGGTTTGATGAGGCCCATCTGCTCATCAATGCGCACGTTGCTGACGACCTTCTTCCATGAGTTAACCATCGCAACGGAAAGCGGATCTCCAGCAGCAGCTAGTTCAAGCGTTCTGTTTGGGATGCTCGCGACGGGAAGGCCCGACAACCGTTCGAAAAGGATCGCCTCCTGTTCCTGTAGACGCTTGATGAAATAATAGGGCAAGAACGCGTTGCGAATTATGCTCTTGCCTTCGGGATTGTTCTTGTGTTGGCTCGGGCGGAACAGCAGCATTTTCTCGATCGGAATGTCCGTAAGCGGCCCGATCCATGGCTGTTGCGTCATCCCGAGGATTTCGCCGTTCACCCCAAAAAACCATTTGAGCAGCGTTTCCTGACCGCGGATCGGGAGGCGCCTGATGCCTATGCGGCCATCATCGAAGGCGCTGCTTGGCGTGGCGCTCCCGAATGGCTGTTGCCCGCTGCGACGTTTGTAGACAATCTCGTGCGGTGCGTAGCCGAAGCCCAGCATCGAGAGGGTTTCGACAATAAAGTCCTCCCAAGTGTGGGACATATCGAAACGGAGGCTATCAGCGAAATCCGCCATCTCCTTTGCTTGAGGCGTATCGTCAGCCGGCTCGGTTCGCCACTCGACCTTTCGCATTATGCCGGCGATCGCGAACATGATTGCCCCGATCGTGGGGCTGTTGTCGATCATCTCGCGATAGACGCGGGCAGCTTGGCGCCCGATGAGCTGCGGCAGAAATTCTTCGCGAACCCAGCCGGCGAAGGCGCGGAGGCCCGTCGAGCCGAGGTCGCTAAACCTCATGCCATCATTGAATGTCGGGATCGGGCCGGACGACCCTCCGCCCATATTCGGGTCTTTTGGGCGGCTGCTCTGATTGTCGGCCAAGGAGCGTTACCTCATCAGGCCCCATACCCGCCAGGGGCGCCACCTAATGCGGGATTTCTCGCCGTCGGCATTCTCGACGCGGTGATGACGATCGGCATGGCCATCGGGATTGGTTTGGTCATCACCAAGCGCCCGAAGGCGCCGCTCGAGGCATCCACCTGATCCTTCAGCGACGCGCCGGGGAAGTTGCAAAGCTCGTCGATATAGCCCTCGTTCCAATCGCCGCGGATTAGATCGATGTTTCCTGCCTCGCACTGGACGGCGAACGGTTCGGCTCGCTGCTCCTTGTCGCCAGTCTCAGGCGATGCTCTGACCACATAGCCAGCCAGGAAGGCTACATTGTCCGCAGCCTGCACCTTCCCGGATTGTCCAGGATCTTGCGGCAGACTGATCTCGACATCTTTGCCATCGACCGCGGCCGTAGCAAGAATGATCTTGCGGACCTCGTTGCCCTCTTCACGGGTCGTAATGGAATGCGCGACGACATAGCGCCCTTCCGGAGTGCGGCCGAGCTTGACGCCCGCCGTACGGGCTCCGGTTCCTCCGCGCGTCGCGGCCAGATCCCAATGTCGAACAAACCTAGTGCCCAGCGGCGCGGCGTTGACAATCCGATCAGCAAACCAAGCTCGCTTGAACATGCCACCTTCGCGGGGCGCTGGGCGCTGCTGGTATTGCCCGGCATAGGCATAGGAACCCATGTCGCGTTTCAGATCCTCGACGACTACGCGCGGGAAGCGACCGGGGTCCAGCAGCTCCCCGTCATAGCTGCGTGGATCGACGAAGCCGATGCGCGTGGAGCAACGTCGCTCGGGCTCGAATTCCATGGGCAGGCAAAGATGCTCATACCCCATGTGGTTCTTGATGATTGTACCCGCCACGTCGTCTTCGTGCATGCGCTGCATGATCACCACGATCGCAGATTTTTCTTGGTCGTTCAGACGATTCAATGCGCCTTCGCGAAATAGCCTCGTCGTCGTTTGGCGCTCATTCGGACTTTCGGCCGTCTTGGTCGAATGCGGATCGTCGATGATCAAGCGATCGCCACGCTGCGACGTCAGAGAAGTAAAGGCGACCCCTTCGCGCGTCCCGGTGCCGCTGTTCGCGAAGGACGTTTCGGCCGTTCGGGTGAGCATGACATTCGGGTAGATCTGTCGAAACCATTCCGACAGGATCAGATCCCGGCACTTGCGTGTGTCGCGCGTAACGGGCCCGTCATTGAACGCCGTAGCAAGATAGCGCAGCGCCAAGCGCTCCAGGGCGCCCCATTCCCAAGCCTGCCAGAACACGGACACAGTAAGGGACTTCATGGAGCCTGGTGGCACCGTGATCAGCAAGCGGTTGATCTGCCCGGAGGACACCGCTTCAAGGTGCTCGCAGATAGCGTCGATGTGCCAGTTCGGGCTGAAATGGCGTTCCGGCTCCAGAACATGCCACGCCTCGGCAATGAAGCCTGAGAGGCGTGCGCATCGAGCTCGAATCTGTCCCGCGTTGTCGAGGATGCGCTGACGCTCGCGTTCAGCCTCCCGTCTCGCTACCTCCGCCTTCCATTCCTCCAGGCTTGGCAATCGCGCGGCCGAGAGCTTCGAGGATAGGTCCGAGAGCACGGAGTTCTTCATCGGTCAGCTTGCTTAGATCGTAAAGGCAGATCGGTCCGCCGCCTGGCCCGGCATGCTCGTGACCGACGATTTCCTTGCGGCCGCCGCGGGTTTTGTCCCACCAGATTCCGGCACCAAGCACGGCCTTTTGCCAATTGATCTTGCCTTCCGCAGTAGGTGGGCCACCGAGGGCTTGCATCAGGAGACTTTGGCCGACCATGCCGCAGGCCTCGATCAGGGCGCGATCAAGCTCATTGGCGTAATACTTGCGCAACGTCACTTCGCCGATGCCGACGATCTTGGCGATATTCGGGTGGGCGATGCCTACCTGCGCCATGGCCTTGACGAACTTGCGCGATTCCTCAGTGGGCCTGTAAGGCGGGCGACCGCGGGGATTGTTTCGCTTCGAGCGCTTCGCGGGTTTGGCGACGGTCATTTGCTTTTCCGGGGGCCCTTGGGCGCTACAGTCTGGCAAACTCGCCGAAATACTCTTTGGCGGCGCACTCGTAGGCAGCGGCCGCTTCTTCGCAGGTTGGAAAAGTACCGAGGTAGCGGCGAGGTCTGCCGGCGCTTGCTCTGTGGCGGCGGGGCCTTTGTCTCGACACACCGATCAAGAAGCCGTACCAGCAATCGGCGCCGCGTGGCAGGATGCTCGTCCTCAGCCGGGAAAGCAGCTCCCTTCGGCACGGCACCCTTGCGCGGCGCGGTACACCCAGCGAAAAATGCCGGTTGCTGGATCGTAATGCAGGAAGACTTTGAGGGTAAGTCGGCCGATGTCGGACAAGCGATTTTGGGGAGATTTTGGCTTCAAGACGCAGTTGGCCCCGCGACGCCCGCGCGCATAGGGTGTCGCAATTTGTCTCTTGTCAAGCCCAGGCGCTAAGAGCAATTCCCCAATTCCCCAAGCTTTCGCTCTTAGGCGTGGGGAATGTGGCATTTTAGCAACACGGTAAGTTTGCCGAATTGAGCCAGCCCGAGATCCATTCCCTGCCGCGGTGGACCCTCCGATAGAACACGCTGGGCGACCACCTCTGCTCGATGCACATCCGCCGAATCGACCGGCGGCGCGCGCTTTGGTTTGCCCAGTGCATGACTTGGAGCGCCATCCCCGTGTCGTGCGTTCTGAGCGCGGCAATCCATGCTAACGCGCCTTCCATGCGGGTGATTTCCGCGCGATCAGGCAGTTCCAGTCGCCTCGCAAGTGCTTCGAAAGCGTCATCCTTGGGCCAGTCTCTCAGGTCATCAGCATCCCGTTTGACATCGGGCATTGCATTGCCCGGGTCCTTCGGCCACGGGATGCCAGGCAGACGATTGAGGACGCGAAAGGCATCGACGAGGCGGCGCCCTACATACTGCTCGGTCCATCGCTCAGGGATCGGCCCGTCGAAGAGCTCGAGTTTTTCGACGTAACCCCTGGGGCGCCTTGGGCGCGGTGGAACATTGCTGGGCCCGTAATGGCGTTCCGCCGGATCGTAGGGCCGCACGGCGCCGCGGGCGTTACGTTCGGATTGAATTCTACCATAGTTGCTGATCTTCTCATCGGTTGCGACATTGAGCATCGAAGTAGGTCCTTCACGGTTCGTCGAGGATGTTTTGGATCAAGTGCGGTTCGGCGGCGCAGATCTCTGCGATTATCGTCAGCAGTTTTTCAGGTGTCATCCGGCGAGATTCGGCGGCCTTCGTGAATGTCTCACAAGCGACCGGGCTTAGGAGAATTATCAAGGCGTTCGGCACAGTGCGGAAATGGAGGGTTAGCCGCGCTGCTTGATGGAAAACGCTGTTTTCTGAGACATCCATGTCGATGGCGATATCGCGTGCGCGCCGGCCAACCCCGACCAAAAATGCAAGCCGGGCGATTCGCTTCTCTGTCCAGCCCATCTCAACCATTCCGAAATCCCCGCCGCTCCGGCACCTTCACGATCAGGACGCGCCAAGTCCTGTAGGCTCCAGCATTCCGGTGCACGGTTATCACCCGCACCTGCTCCGCTCTGCATCGATGGAAGCGAAGCGCCCGCCGGGCCCAGGGCGAGAGCCGCTGCGGCGCGTTCATGGCGGCCCTCCGAGATGTTCTTGCTCTTCATCCTCTGGCAGCCCACCCACGATAACCTTCGGCACCGACGCTGTTTTTTTCTGCTCGACAGAAACTCCGCTGCACGCCGTCGACCACAAATGCTCTGGTAGATATTTGTCCGGCATCTGGCACCCTGGTTCCCCTGGCTTCGGGCTTTCCCGCGGCCAATAGCCGTTTTCGAATAACATGTTAACCATGCCGCGAAGGTTGCGCTCAGGGACATTGGGATGATCTGGGCCGAAGTAGAACCTCCCCTCTTTCCGGCTGGGCTCCGCGGAGCGGCTGGGTTTTGCCCGATCAGCTTCTCTTGCGGCAAGGATTTCCGCGCGAAGCCATCCAGCTCCCCAGGTTCGTAGCGGCGTCGGAAGACTTGGCACCTTGCGTCGGACCGTCGGCAAGATGTGACGATCTAGGTCGCAACCCATGGCCATCAGATCGGTGATCGGCCGGATAATCTCGATTTGCAGCGAATCCCGAGCGACGTGGTTTTCCGCCGCTTCGAGTAATTTTTCAAAAACCTCTTGCGCGCGCGGATCTAGGACTCCTAGCCTAGTCGCTAGGGAATCTATTTCTTCTCTTCTCTTCTCTTCTCTCTTAGGCTTACTAGGGCGCTCAAGCGGCCTATGGAGCGCGTTAGGAAGCGGCGCTTGATCTGAGGCATTGTTTTCGCAAGGAGTTTCATCAGCCTCGTCGCCTACTCGGCGCTCTGTCGTTGTGTTCTCGTCCACTACTCGCGGACTGTTCATTGACCTTTCGCCGACCACTCGCGGACCACTCGCGGACCTTTCGCGGAGTATTCGGCCACCTTTCGCGGCATTTTCGCGGTTAATTTTAATTGATCGAAGTTCCTTTTCTGTCCGCCCGTTCCCGATTCGTCCAGCATCGTCAAAAACGATCTTGCCAGCCTTAATCAGCTCCTCGATCGCTGCCCTGAAATCTCGGACCGAGCGGTTAGAAAGGCCGGCGAGCGACTTTTCGTGCAGCGCAATCGGCCCCTCCTGGGCCATGATTTCCTCGACGATGACATGGTAGACGCGATAAGCGCGGTCGCTGAGCTTCCCCGTGCCGCCGCGCCAGGCATGAACATCGTGTTTATAGAAGGCGACCATCACGCCTCTCCTCCCCGCGCCGCCGCTGCGAATGTGTTGCAGCCGATGTCACACCACAATTTCACAACCCCCGTCGGGCCCGCCCGCGACTTGCCGAGGATCAGATCCGCCTCATGCTCGCAACGAAAATAAGCCTCCAACGTCTCAGGGTCGTTGTCATGGAATTCTGGAGATTGCTTCAGATAGTAAGCCTCACGATAGACGAGAGCCACGACGTCGGCGTCTGCCTCGATGTCGCCGGAGGATCGCAAATCAGCCATCGTCGGACGCCGGTCCTTCCGATCGCGTTGTTCGACCCCGCGGCTCAGTTGATGCAGCAGGACGACGCAAATCCCTTCGTCTTTCGCGAGCTGCTTTAGTGCGCCGGTGATCTCGCCGATTTCGTAGACGAGCTGGCCACGATAGCGGTCGGTCGCCTTGATGAATTTCAGATAGTCGAGAAAGATGACGCCGAGCCGGAAGCCCCGGCGGGCCATCCGGCTCTTCTCAGCCCGCACCCGCAACGTGATCTGCGCGACGGTAAGGGAGGAGGCAAAATCAAGCGCAAGCGGCATGGCCGCCAACCGCTTCTCCGCGTCCTCGATGCACCAGACATCTTCGTCGTTCAGGATGTCGGCGGGGTGCATGATGCTTTTGAAAGCGATCGGCCGCCGAGGCCGGTAAGCTAGGTCCGCGAGCAAACGCGGGATGCCTTGCTCGCGCGGCACTTCCAGCGAGAACAGCATCGCGCCGGCCGCCGGCAAGCCGTCGCGGGCATCGCGCGCGCCGCGGGCCGCGACCTTGAGCGCAAAGCCTGTTGCGAGGATCGTCTTGCCTTGCCCCGGCCGCCCGCCGATGACCCATAGGCATCCGGGCTGGAATCCTGCCGTGTCGCGGTCAAGATCAGGAATGCCGGTTGAAACGCCCTCATCGACCGCCTCACCGGCCAAAATCCGCTTGATGCGCGCCACGACGGCCGCGGCCGCTTCCCCCGGCTCACAGCGAGTGCTGGCGACGCCAGCGGTCAAGGCCAGCTGCTGGATCTCCCCGACGGCCTCGGCGGCGATCTCGGCGGGCGACACGCTCACCATTGCGCCGATGGCTGCGGCCTCGAGCTGGCGTGCCGCGGCGACGATTCGGCGCCGGACCGCGAGATCGATGATCGTCCGGGCATAGTCCGGGGCGTTGATCACCGTGGTCGCTTCGGCCGCCAAGCTGGCAAGATATTTCGGGATCGTTGTTTCGCCGATCGCGTGCTCACCCAGATAGTGCCGCATGGTGATCGGCGTCGCTATTTTGCCGCTGCGGATCATCTGGGACGCGACGTCGTAAATCCGCCGGTGCAGCTCCTCGGCGAAGTGCTCGGGCAGCAAAAAATCGGCGACGCAGCCCCAAGCCTCGTTGTTGATGAGGATCGCGCCCAACAGCGCCTGCTCGCTCTCTATGCTTGCGGGGATAGGGTCGGGAGCCTGGGCAAACGCTGCTGGGCGCGATGCTTGCCAATCTGCGGGCGGAGGGGCGTTCATTGGGCGGCGATCTCCGGCGTTACGTTCGGCATCTCCCGCACGCGTAAATCGGCTGGCCACTCGCCGGGATCGTCGCCCTTACCGCTTCTCAGATTCGCCCAAAACGGGCCCCGTTCATATGAACCAGCGCCGATCTCCCAAAGGTTGAAGACATCATCCTTGGCGCCGCTGAATGGCTGCGCGCCAAGCTGCTTCACAAAGCATGCAACCCCAGCCGCCTTGCATTGTGCGACGATATTTCGAGCCCACGCCACATCCATCGGTCGTGCGTGAGGGCCAGATTCACCGCCAACGATCACCCAGTCAATCACCTCATCGAAACCGGGGAAACGCTCTTTGACGTCGCGCCAGCCGCCGAGCACGTCGTACCAGCCGCCGCCGAGTCTCATACGCGTCAGATTGATCCGGCCGAGCAGCGGTTCAACGCTGATGAACCGCACCGCCGCTGGCGTGGCAAGGAGATAGGGAATGCGTGCCTCGGCGGTCGCCTGATCCTCGCAGGAAACCCCGAGCCAGATATTTTCTAGGATGGTGGGCAACAGGCCTGGATAAAGGAATCGCGTCACCCACTCCCGCATTCGTTGCGGGCGCTTGGTGAGGATTTGGAAACGATGCTCGGTTTGAAGCATCACCTGGAAAATCTCGTCGATCCATTCGTCTTTGACGAAGTCGGCGAAGAGGTCCGTCATCGAACAAACGAAGATCCTGCGCGGCTTTTTCCAGCGCAGCGGCGCGAGCAACATTTTTTCATCGAGGAAAATCTCAACGCCGTCACGGTGGCCGGGCTTGAAATCGAGCCCGGTGCCGAGCCGCCTATTGATCGTTTTGGCATAACAGTTGCGGCATCCTTCGCTCACGTGCTCGCAATGCCAGCCAAGGCGTTCGGGATCGCGAGCGCTGGGGTCGAAATCATCCTTCTTGCGGGCGCGGATTGGAGTCCAGCTCGAGTCCGTCCATTCGATCTTCGACCGTTCAGCCATGCGCGCCATCCATCTGAATAAGCTGCAGAGCCACGCCGAGCGGACCGCGCATCATTCCGTCGCGTTCCTGCGACAGCGACGCCACGCGGAGAAATTCGCCTTGCAGATCGGGACGCGGCCCCCCGTTTCTGTCATTGAGATGTTCAACGGTGCACAGATTCGGAGGCCTGAAGTACGGCGGAATGCGCCACATCAAAACCATGTCGCAGCCGCAATAATGGCATTTGCCCTTCTGCCGGAAGAAGAGCTGCGCACGCTGCCTATGCACGGCATTATTGCTCATGGCGCGGCGACCTTCGGCTCGACCATCTGCACCAGTTCATCGGCGCAGGCATCCAATCGAACAGCACGGTCACGCCATCCATCCGCGCGCGCCTTTTCAGCAGCACGCCGCAGCGCCGACACGGCGCCTTGCACGAAGGCGATTTCGAGAGGATCGGCCGCCGACGTCATGACGGCGCCCTCCGATTGTGCCGCTGTTCCTTCGGGGTAGCCCAACGACAGTTTAGCGGCTCATAATTGCCATTCGGATCGATGCGGTCGATGGAATGCTGCGGCGTAGGTTTTGGCCCCATAGCAGTGAGGAAGCGCTCGAAGCTTTTCCATTCCGCGCAAACACAAATGCCGCGGCCGCCGTACAGGTGATAACCCTTCACGCAGGGATATTTGCAGCGTCTATGCATCGCAGCCCAGCTTCGATATTCAGGGGTCAAATGGCCACGCGCGGCATTGCCGTGTTTAGTCGATCTGGCTCTGGCCCTCTCCGCTGCATCTTCTTTTTGCAAGCATCCACAAGAGCAAACCTCGCCGCTAATGAGATTGCCAGCGACCACTTCTTTCTCGTTTCCGGAAACGCATGCACATCGCCAAACCGCTTTTTTCGCTTTTGTCGTGCCGCAACGCTCAATCGCAGTGAGACGGCCAAAGACGACGCCGGAAACGTTGCGGAACGAAGCCATCAGATCTTGCTCCGTGTGAGCCAGCCCAATTTCGTGCCGGTAAAAGGCTCCGTTTTATCATAAATAATCCAGCACCAATCCTCCGTGCCCCCGCTCGCCTTGTTGCCCGCAGCCAGATACTCGCCAGGCGGGCACGAAGGCCGATCACCGAGAACCCAGATCCGCGTTGGGGGATGTTCGAGGAACAGTCCGCGAGCGCGCTTGCCAGAGGCTAGGAATGGCAGGCTTGCGAAGACGGCAACCTTGCGAGTTGCAAGCGACAAGGCCTTGCGTATGAAATCCTCTGTTCCTTTGGCGCGGTAGAAAGGGGGATTGGTGACGATGTTGCTGTATCGTTCATAAAATGGACTTTTAGGATCGCCGCAGCTTAGAAAATCGAGTTCAGCAACGAACCATGAGGGAGAACCGGCCCGATTAACAATATCCGAGCCGTAAGCGATAAGGCCACATTCAAGTGCCGCACGGACGATGTTCCCGCCGCCGCATGCAGGATCATATACACCGCCTTCAAAATCTTCGGTCTCGAATAGCGAAAGTGCAGCCTGGCGCGGTTCGACGTACCAATCATAATCGTCGCGCGACCAAACGTGGGCGCCCTTCGGCTTATGGCGAACCGCTTTGGGTGCGGCGCATGGGGGAAGATCGCTCACGCGCCGTCCTCCGCACGAGCAGTCGTCGCGGCCGCGGCCAGCGACATACCGATGGCAATTTTCATTCGCGTGATCCTTTCGTCGAGCGCCGGGTCCGCCGCCCGTAGCGCCTCGATCTTGCGGACCGCGTGCAGCACGGTCGTGTGATCGCGGCCGCCGAAATGCCGGGCGATCTCAGGTAAAGAGTGCGGCGTGAGCGTCCTCGCCAGATACATCGCGATCTGGCGTGGTCGGACGAATTTCTTCCAGTGCCGTGGTCCCTCGAGGTCCGCCCATGTGACCCCGAAATATGCTGCAACAGCACGTTTGATGCGCGTGCACGGATGTTGATAATGAAGCGCGGCTTCCCACTCAGCCCGGAACTCTTTTTTCGCCTGCGCTATGGCTCTCGAAGCCTCGGCCTCAGCGGCGCGGCGCCTCACCGCGGATGCTTCGGCGCGTTCCTCCCGCCGCCGCCTCCACCATTCATGCGGGTTTAAGATGCCATCGTCGGGTACGGCCCGCGCCTCCATTCTGGCGCGGCGCTCGACATGCGCGCGGCCAGCATTGGCACGCGAGTAATCCGCAGGAGCGATGAAATCGAGTTCGATCATGCCGCTGCCTCCGCGCGCATTTCACGCTTCAGTCTGCGGATAACGGAAGCGGCGGCTTCTTCGCCCTGCTCGGCCGCAAGATCAAGAAATTTGTCTTGAAGATCGATGGGCATCCATTTCGGGATTAGGACGCCTCCGGCCCCTCTGCGCGCAGCTCTGATGCGCGCCCGGACCTCGGGGTCAGCCCAAGCTTTCTTGCTGGCCTGCGACATGCGCGCCCGGACCTGGGGATCGGCCCAAGCTTTCTTGCGGGCCTGCGACATGCGCGCCCGGACCTGGGGATCGGCCCAAGCTTTCTTGCGGGCCTGCGACATGCGCGCCCGGACCTCGGGGTCAGCCAAAGCTTTCTTGCTGGCCTGCGACATGCGCGCCCGGACCTGGGGATCGGCCCAAGCTTTCTTGCGGGCCTGCGATCGCGTCGGCAACTGGATCAGCTCTTCTTCCGCCCAGCGAACGATCGCACTAAGAGAAATGCGCAATGCTTTGGCTATCGCTGAGGCAGTCGCGCCATCAGCGGCGAGCATTCGCAGTTCCGCGATCCTCTGTGGGCTGCGCTTCGTCAGAGAAGCCTCCCAAGCGACCGCGCGAACTCAATCGGATCACGAGCGTTCTTGCGGATGTTGCACGGCGCACAGAGCAAACGGTCCCGCTTGTAGCGTGCACGTTTCAATTCTTTGAAGCGGTCTGGATTGTTCAGGCGCCAGCGCACGGCACGTTCTACCGCCGGTCGTCTCTGTTCCTTGGAAGCGGGGCGCTTCATGCCACGGCCTCGAAGAACACGAGATGCTGCTGCGCAACTCTCGCCAAATGAACCGCCGCCCAATCGAACACCGCGCAAGCATCGGCGCGATTATCATCGAGGCATCCTCTGGGCAGGTAGCCAAGTTGGACGCATCTTTGAACGACCATGCGCTTCGTCTCGGCGCGATCGCCGGCGTGTGCACGCCCGCAGAAATGTTTGCGTATCGTCGGTGTAGGAACTTTTTCAATGCGGATGCCGTGACACCTGCAATAGGCTTGGATCGCACCGTGGCACTGCACCTGCAGCTCGATCGACGCGGCGCTTTTATGGATCGGAGAAGCGATCGAAATATAAGCCTCGACGACCACGAGATCGGGAATCGTGCCCCGTTTCATCAGGTCGCGCAGCCAAGCGACAAGATTGAATGGCGCGATCTCAATAATGTCCTTCGGGCGCTTCAGGACGACGACACCCGAGCGCGGAATGCCGCCGGCCGGCCCATAGGCGAAGCCGCAATTCGTTGCAATATCGAGGGCGAGAATTAGCACAGCCCGACGTCTCCTCAGAGGCGAGCGACCTAGCTCTTGACGCTGTAGCTTCCAGCGGCTTCGCCATCGCCAGCGCGGGGCCGGTTGCGCCGGCTGGGCTTCGCGGCCGTGGCATCGTCGAACTCGCGATCGCGAATGTCATCAAGGAGGACATTGGCGGACGTCTTGATGCCGCCGTTCAGACGATCAATGTTCTGCTGGACATGCGCGGCGTCGGCTTCGGCTTGTTGATCTTCGGCGGCGCCCGTATCCTCGAACATGTCCCCGACATGCTCGCTGCCGAACAGGCCTTCCTCTCGGCAAAAATCGACATAGAGATCGTCGAACTCGCGATCGCGAATGTCATCAAGGAGGAGATTGGCGGACGTCTTGATGCCGCCGTTCAGACGATCAATGTTCTGCTGGACATGCGCGGCGTCGGCTTCGGCTTGTTGATCTTCGGCGGCGCCCGTATCCT